TGTTGCATTGATTGTGCCCGGTATCGAGTCATACGATCCCTACGAGCTCGATTTGGAGCCCGATAAAAAAGTCAATGATTTCAATACGAGCCCGACGAGCCCGATTTGGAGCCCGATGATGGACTTCCTTTGAGCCCACGATCCCACCCCTATACCCCCCTCTTAAGGGGGGATAGGGTGATCGGGCTCGAAGTTACGCAAGTGGTTGTTTTGGGTTAATCGATTGTCCCAGGTTAGCGGTTAGGACATCACGTGATGACCAGACACATGGCCTGTTCAATCGTGGGATAGAGGAGGTTTGCGACGAGTGACCCGGCGAGGCGGGTCGAGGTTAGGCGATTGCTCCTCTAGGAAAGCACGGTACTCTTGCTCCCATCGATCCGGCTCATCCTCGCGGAGAACAAGATCGACGGGAGCACGTTGGGACTTGGCAGGCATGATGATTACTCGGCGGCCTGCCGGTGCGGCTGCGCTGCGATCACATCGTACGCAATCGGGTCGATATCGATTGCGGGCAATGCCACCTTCGGCTTGACCACGACGCCGAACCACTGGCCGGTGCTGGGGTCGAAGGTCCAGCCGCCGAGGTTCTTCGCTTCTTCCGAAGTGATTTGCTGCCAGACGCCTTCCAAATCCTCGACGCCACGCTTGGCGCGGCCGAGGTCAGGGTCTCGATAGTGGACCAGCGCGGCCTTGCGCTCGCCGCGTTCATTCGCCGGGCTGAGGCGCAGAACGCTCTCCTGGTCGGAAAGCAGCGGGCATTCTTCCAGGTGGGCGTGGAAGTCGCACGTGCTGACGACGTAGGACTGTTCGGCGCGGCCTTCATAGAAGCCGGTCACGACCTTGTGCGGAACCCGCCGCTCGCGGAGGATTTCAGCCATCGCCTGATGGCGCGTCAGGATTTCGACGGCCGAGAATTCGGGCTGTTCGACGGAGAAGATGGTGAACGAGGTTGCGGCCGTATCCTTGGCCGACCCGCAATAGCTTTCGCTGGGATCAATACGCATGGGGATGGTTCCTTCCCTTGGGGTTGCGACTACGGGCCAATAGTAACCCGTAAAGGATGGCGAGGCAAGCCCCGCCGACGATGAGGAGATCAGCCAGCGCCAATGCCATCACGTGATGGCATCTTGTCGCGATTGTTGTAGAGTGACGAAAGCAGCGCATCGCGGGTCTCGACGGGCTCGCAAGCGAGCTTGGTCAGGACGGACTTGTACTCGTCCTCGCCCCAAATCCGTTTGGCGATGTCGTGGTTGAATATGAGGCTATCGGCCGACGCGATTTCCTGCGTCAGCGTGTAGTCGAAGCCATCGTCGCGGCGCTCAGTCAGCACGTAAACGATATGATGCGCGCAGATGGCTTTCTGCACCCCGTAGGCTTCCTTGAGGATAGCCTCGAAGCAATCGGACGCGCTGTCGTTGCGTGCGTTCTCGTAAGCGGCCTCAAGCCGCAACCCTTTCGGGGTGTAAAATTGATCATTGGGCATTGTGCGGTTCCCTTTCTTCCAAATGGTGCTGGATGCAGCGATGGGCTGAAGCCCCATCGGGCTGCTAAATTCCTGCGGAATTGAGCACACCCCTAAACCATCACGCAACTAATGATGTCACGTGATGGCAAAGGGCTGAATTCAGTGCCGCGCGGCCGATGGCGGTTCGGCGTTGAGTGCCCGCTGACGAGCGACGGCTCGGGCCATCAAGGCTTCGGTGTCGATCCGCTCATACCCGCTGATAGCGTTTGCCGCGTTGATTTCTTGCAGTTGGGTTTCGGCCAGTTCCATCGCCGCGAAGTTGTCGCTCTGGACCTTCCCGATCTCGGCCGCCAGTTCTTCGGCATGCGCGCGGGCGATGTCGGAATAGGGATGCCCCGGCTTGGCGTCGTCCTGGTAGACCTTCAGGACTTCCCCGAGAACCCATCGCGCGATCTGGCCGCCGATGACGACGTACGTGCTGTTGGCCAGCGCCTTGCGTGCGACGGCTTCCAGGTCGAACAGTTGGTCGAGCCCCGACACCTGCATCAGTTGCAGGACTGCGACGGCGGTTTCGCGCCACGCGTCGGCCGTGTCGACCAATGCGGCGATTTCGATCAACCGATCGAGCGATGCGGCGATTTCGATCAACTGATCGAGCGATGCGGCGGCCGGCCCCGCCTTGGCTAAAACCTGGGGATCGGAGTTATCAAGCCCGAAGCTGACCAGCGCATTGCTGATACCTTCGAGCAATGAACGTGCCTCGGAATTCGATTGCACTACGTAACGCATTTGATTGGTCCTCCTAGGAACGGTGCAAAAGCGCACCCCTAGGCCATCACAATGACATCGTCATCGAAAAGCTACGCGTTTTCGATGACATCACGTGATGGCAAAGGGCTAGGCTTTAACGCCGCGAGGACTAATCCTCGCGACCGACATTCATGGCCGATTGGAACCTTGATAATGCCAGAGATAGGCTAGCATGTCAACGCCAGTGGTGGAGCGAGGAATAGCCCAGATAAGAGAAGCTTTCACCCGCTATCCATTGAGCTATTGGCTCCTCCAGATTGTTCAGCACGACAATCCCCGCGTGAGTGTAGACCAGCAAAACCGCGTGATATTCCCCGCGTTCTATCTTGCCGATGCCGATTTTCATCGCGGAACGCGGGACGCCCAGAGCGAGCAATCGGGCAAGCTTGGTTACCGCGTAATCTTCGCAGTCTCCGGCCTTGGGTTCCACAGTCCAGACATCTTGCGCGCCATCAGCGCGGTATTCAATGGCCGCATTTACATCCGCATTCACGCGGGCGATAGCGTCAGAGTAGGGAATGACGCTAGGTCCGGCGATGCCACTGCATAGGGAAGCGTAGTCACGGCAGAAATGCGCATAACCCGGGGTTGGGATGCGCGGTCCCGCGTCGGTTGGCATGAATGCCAATAGGAGAGCTTCAAACATGGGATTGCCTCCTTTCGGGGTTGCACTCCTAAGCCATCACGCGAGTTGTCATCACGTGATGGCAAAGGGCTGGAACCTCACTTGCGGGCGGACTTACCCGACTTCTTCGCTTTGCCAGCCGCTGCAATGGCCGCAGCGGTGGGAATGACCGGCGGAGTTTCGGCCGGAGCTTTGAAGGCCGTTCCGTTCCGAATGGATTGGAGAGCTTCCTTGACCCTCTCCGGTGAAGTGATACCGCCCATAACATGCGTCGGGCCAGCGTTCGGGGCTTCATTGCCGATATCGACGGCAACCATCTTGAAGCCCGCAAGGCCGCTGACCAAGCCCCGCACTGTGGTAATGCGGTGCTCTCTGGTCATCCGCTTGGTTGCCGCTTCGATGATTTGAAAAAGGTCATCGAGCTTAACCAGATTGACGGCCGCGAGTGCGACTTGCAGCGGAGACTTGGTTTCTATTGAAACCGTTCCCGCCTTGCCCTTGCTGCCGCCGGTCTTGACCTTGGCGCGGTGAATCTTGTTCCGGGCCGCGTTGGTTTCCCTGAGTTTGGTCAAGGCCGCTTCCGGCTTGGGGTCGAGGCCGATAGCTGCGAGTTCCCGGGCCGTATTGTAGGACATGACGCCTTTGAGTTCCACCTTCGCCCAGTCGGCAAAGGAGAGCTTGGCGGTATCCATGTCCTTTTTGACTTTCCCGAGCGCCATCGCAACGCGTAAGCGCGCATCACGGGCCGTCAGGTCAGCATTCTTCGCGAGTTCCCAGTCCTTGGTGATTGCCAGGGCTGCGGGCTTGAAGTCCGCGAGTTTGCGCACGTTCTTCGCGAGTTCATTGGGGTTCTTCATAGCTGTGGTCCTTTCGGGTTTAGGTGCAGGATTGCACCGCGAGGCATGCGCCAAGCGGGTTCAGGCTTTGATAGTGACTTGGAGAAACCGGAGCAAACCGGCGGTTAGATCGCGTTCCCCATCGGCGCAAGCGCCAATGAAGCCCTGTAGATAGTCATACGTTTCTTTGTCGCCCCGCTGCAAATCAGTGATTTCGCGGCGGATGCGCGCCAACTGCTGGCGCGCGTTCTCCAAGACATTGGAAGCCTCAGAGGTAGCGTTGAGCACTGCCAATTGCTGATTAGGCTTTACCATGGTTTCGCACTCCTAGGTTGCGCAATGCGCGCATGCCTAGCACGATTAACGATGTCAAACAGCGGCGGAGTGCCAGGAGGCGCGCTATCTAGCGGGCTTCTGTACTCCAAGCGTATCCTTTCATGGATCAACCCAGGATGCAATAGCCTAGTTTCGCTTGTCGGGTTGATTTTTCGGCTTTGCCATCACGTGATGACAGTCCGCGCCGATCCCTCTTATTCTGTACCCAGAAGATTGTTCCCGAGCCGAGCAACCGCGTTTCCCCTGAAACCTGGGAGGACATGCCCGACAATCCGTCTAGGTTCGCGCTAGGCGAGTGCTGCGCTAGCCCGCATCCTAGTATCCAAAAGCACCGCAGTTCAGGTTCAACCCTAGCGCATAGCCGCTTGGCATAGCCATTGCATAGCGTAGCGCATTATCGACTATCGATAGGTCATCACGTGATGCCCGAGGCTGGCACGCGCCTTGCATACGCACGCCCCATGCCGTCGATACGCTGGCACGCGCCTTGCATACGCACAATTCATGCCACCCCACCCCCACTTCGGGGCTACCCCCGGCCGTCGCTGGCGTACCCACTACTGTATCGAAAAATTAAAAATGGAGCCCAAAGCTGGTGCATACCCGGGTATGCAGTGGACATCACGTGATGACCGTAGATTATACCTCTCTAAGAGAGGTTAATCTTTATTTTTGACTCGGCAACCCCGCCAGCGGTATAATTGCAACCGCAGCCCATGGTTCCTTCCCCGGCCAACGGGCACTGCGCCGGAAGAAAGTGCGGGGCACCGGCTGAACAAACGCCCCGCCATTGAATTTTCGAAGGACACCGCAATGCCGTCTGGTAAAAGAATGACAGTGCTGACCGACAAGTACCGGGCGCTGCTCTATTACTACTTCGGAGAAGCGAAGTTCAACAAGGCGAAAGCGGCCGAACTGGCCGGTTTCAAGAGCGCCAACAAGTACGCTGAGCGTTTGTTCCGCCATCCCGCTGTAGCTGCCGAGCTTGCGAAGCACCGCGCGCAGATCGAGGACCAGATCGACATCTCGAAGGAAAAGATCGCGCAAGAACTGGCTGCGGTCGGGTTCGCAAATGTTGGCGATCTTGTTGAGCCGGATGAGAACGGCGATTTCGTTGTGGATTACCGCAAGCTGAACATGAAGCAGCGCAAGGCCATGAACGAGGTTTCCACCGAGATTTACATGGAAGGGCGGGGGCCGGGGGCGAAAAAGGTCAAGAAGGCTAAGGCTAAGTTCGCGCCGAAGACCCAGGCCCTTGTGGAGCTTGCGAAGCTCATGGGCTACACCAACGACACCAAGAACATGGTTACCGATGAAGCGCTGGTCGCGATGCTTAACGCGGGCCGCAATCGCGTCAAGGACGAGTAGGACATCCCGTGATACCCGACAAGCGCGGTCCTGGAAATCCAAACGGCAGCTTGAACGGCCCCTTGGGTCCTGACGCGCTATTAGCTAAGCAGATAGCTAAGTTCCACGACGACCCTCTTGGGTACGTTATGTTCAACTGGCCTTGGGGGATGCCGGGCGTCCTCGATACGGTGCCGCTTCCCGAGGAGTATCGCTCGCGCTTCAACAGCGAATACGGCCCGGATCGTTGGGCCTGCAAGTTTCTCGATGACTGGGGTAAAGACCTCCGGGCGAACCCGTTCGATGGCAAGCGCGCCGTGAAGGCCCTGCGCTACGCCATCAAGTCGGGACACGGTATCGGCAAGTCGGTGATGGTGGCATGGATAATCAAATTCATCTTAGATACTCGGCCTATGTCGCACGGTACTGTGACCGCGACAACCGCCGACCAGCTAAAAGCAAGAACGTGGGCCGAGCTAGGAAAGTGGCACCGTCTGTCGCAAACCGCCGGGTGGTTCAACTACCAGGACACGCGCGGAAACATGGTGCTAAAGCATCGTAAGTTCGGCATGGAATGGTTCTGCCAGGGCGTCACCTGTAAGGCCGAGAATGCTACTGCGTTCCAGGGCCAGCACGCGGCCAACTCCACTTCCTTCTACGTTTTTGACGAGGCATCCGGTGTCCCCGACCCGATCTTCGAGGCCCGCGAGGGCGGTCTCTCGGATGGCCAGCCAATGGTCTTCGACTTCGGCAACCCCAACTTCAACACGGGCTACTTCTACGAAAACTGTCGGGGCAAATACAGGTTCGATGAGCATGGTAATAAGCGCATCGACGTACGCTCAGTGGATAGCCGGGAAGTTTACATCACCCAGAAAGACAAGCTAAATGAAGACATTGGTATTTACGGGATCGACAGCGACTTCATCAAAGTCCGTATTCTGGGCGAATTCCCCTCGGCGGGCGATCTCCAGTTCATCCCTTCCGCTGATGTCCTACTCGCCCAGACGAGGCCCCTCTCAGAAAACCGGCTCTTTCCACGCACAATTGGTGTTGACTGCGGGGGAACCGGCTCGAACCCCGATGAAACTGTCATATACAGCGTAAAGGGCATGGACGCCCGGTCTTTCCCGCCCGTGCGGATGAAAGGCTGGGACCAGACGCAGATTGCTAACGCTGTCATCCAGGAGTTCCTGAAGTTCGCGGCGCTAGGCGATCCGGTGACTATGATCTTCGTGGACAGCACCGGCGGTTACGGCGGCGGTGTGGTGTCGCAGCTTCGCGCGTTGGGCTATCCGGTCATCGAGGTAGGTTTCGGCCTCCGGGCGACCGATAACCGCCATTACAAATACACCGTGGACGAGTTGTGGGGAAAGGGCAAGCAGGCGATCAAGGACGGGCTGTGCTTGCCGGGCAGCGATACTCAGGACGGCGATGATATCTTCGCTCAGCTTACGCAGCGGCAGTTCGGGTACACGCTTAGCGACCAAATCCGCTTGGAGACTAAGGATGACATGAAGGCGCGCGGCATCTCGTCTCCGGATATAGCCGACGCGTTGTTCTTGAACTTCTACATGCCGGTTGCCCTGCGCAACGGCTTACCACAAAACGCTGGAATGCAGATCACAGAGTACGATCCATACGCAAACGTGAGGGCAGATTAATGGGAAGTATTTTCAAAGGACCGCCTAAAGCTCCTAAACCCCCGGAGCTTCCGCCGCCTCCGCCGCCGCCTCCTACGCCGCAAGACCCTAGGGTAAAGGAGGCGCGCGCAGATCAGCGCCGAGTTGCGGCGGCTAGCGCGGCCGGTGCGTCAGGCATCAATACCTCGGCCCAGGGCTTAGAGTTCACCCCGGCTAACTTGATCCGTAAAAAGATCATGTTGGGCTCTTAAAGAGGGCATCACGTGATGGCCGAGTACGAGAAGATCGACAAGACCTCCCGCAAATACTACGACCGCTTGGTGGCGGCGCTGAAGGACGAGCTTCAGTCGTATATCCCATGGTATCGGGAGCTAGCGGAATTCATTACCCCCCGTCGAGGTAGGTTCTTGATGACCGACATTCAGCGTCGGGGCAACAAAAACTCCTACAAGTCCATCATCAATTCCATCGCTTCGCAGGCCCACAAGGTTTGCCGCGCGGGCATGCTCAACGGCGGGCTGCCGCGTAACCGGCCGTGGTTTAAGTTGCAGACGCCTGACCCGGATATGATGGAGTTCCAGCCTGTCAAAATATGGATCAACAAAGTCGAGTTTCTGATCCGTCGTGTCCTCGATGATAGTAACTTCTACGCCCAAGCTTCGAACCTAATCGGCGAGCTTATCTCGTTCGGCACTGGGTTCATGTCGCATGTCGATGATTTCTATGACGTGGCCCGGTTTTATACCCACACGGCTGGCAGCTACATGATTTCGCAGAACGGCCGACAGGAGATCGATACGGTCGTGCGCGAGTACGAGCAAACCACCGAGGGCATCATCTCAGAGTTTGGCATCGATAACGTATCCATGCCGGTGCGCAATGCTTACGATCAAGGAAACTACATGCAGTGGTTTCCAATCGTCCACATCATCCATCCCAACCAGGACTACGAGCGAAGTAGCAAAAGCAATCGGAAGAAGGCGTTCCGTTCCTGCTATTATGAGGTTGGGCAGCCCGACAAGGGTAAGTTCCTGCGCGAGAGCGGTTTCGAATACTTCCCTGGGTATGTTCCGCGATGGGACACAACCGATGGCGACATTTACGGGTCAGACAGCCCGGCCATGACGGCGCTGGGCGACATCAAGGGCATCCAGATCAAGGAAAAGCGCGCTGCGCAGGGGCTCGACAAGTTGATCGCGCCGCCGCTGGGAGGTCCGCCCTCGGTAAAGGCTATTCCGGTTTCGGGGTTACCGGGCGGCATGAGTGCGTATGATGCGGGTCCCGGCAATCAGAAGATCGAGAGCCTGTACAATATCGATGGAACCGGCATCGCGGCTATGATGCAGAACATTGATCGTGACGAGCGGAGGATTAAGGATGCTTTCTTCAACGACCTTTTCAAAGCGATCACGGATATGGAGGGCATTCAGCCGCGTAATGAGTTGGACCTTACAAGCCGTAACCAGGAGCGGTTACTACAAATCGGACCAGTTATCCATCGCTTGGATGACGATTTCCTTGGCGGGGTTGTGAAGCGCATCTTCTTGCAGCTTCTGAAAGCTGGAGCGCTACCGCCGCCGCCGGAAGAATTGCAGGGGCAGACGCTGATGCTACGCTACGTCTCGCCGCTGGCTATGGCCCAGGAAGCTATTAACACCGGCCCGACCACGCAGTTTCTGAGCTTCGTCGGCATGCTGGGTTCGGCTAGGCCGGATGCTTGGGACAAGGTGGACGTGGATGCAGCTATCGATGACCAGGGCAATGCGTTCGGCGTTAATCCGCGCATCATCCTGCCCAGCGAGATCGCTAACCAGATTAGGCAGGATCGCATTGCTCAGCAGCAACAGCAGGCGCAGCTTGCGGCTGGCGAACAGGTCGCTGGCATAGCGAAGGATGGGGCCTCGGCTGCCGCTTCGGTAGCCCAGGCAGAGGGAGGGTCTAATGGCGGAAGACGATGAAGGTCTAGTTAGCCCGGCTGAAGAAATCGATATATCTGACGAGCGGCAAGTCAGACGGCGCAAACTAACGCAGCGTCAGAAGGAAAAGAAGCAGGCGGAAGATTTTAAAGCCTTGCTCGCCTTGCCTATCGGACGGGATTTCGTGTGGCGCATGCTGTCCAATTGCCGCATCTACCAGCATGCCAATTACGGCGAGCAGGGCCAGCGAGACCTTGGACGGCGTGACGTGGGGCTTGAACTCCTAAAAGAAATTTTGGAGTTAGCGCCGGAACAGTATATAATTATGCAAAAGGAAGACCGCGAGCGGTCGGAAGGGAAACGACAATGAATGACGGGGTTGTAAATTCGGGTGCGGTTGATCCGGCCGCGCAGGCGGCTGGCGGCGTACAAGAGACCGGCGATCAGGCATCACGTGATGCCCAGACTGCGGAAGCGGCTAAGGCAGCCGAGGCTGCCAAAGCGGCGGAAGGTAACCTGACGCCCGAACAGAAAGCGGCGAAGGAAGCCGAAGATCGAGGTAAAGCTCTAGCCGAGGCCCGTAAGGCTAACGCGCCGGAGAAGTATGCGGATTTCAAGCGCAACGCTGAAGTTCAGGTAGACGCCGAAATGATGGCGGAAGTCGTGCCCGTGCTTCAGAAGTTGGGCCTAAACCAAGATGAAGTGCAGGGCGTGCTGGATTTGCACGATAAGGCGATCCTGCGCAATAAGGCCGAAGCCGATAAGGCTTGGAGCACGCTGCAAACGCAGTGGAAGGAAGCGGCGGAGAAGGACGCGCGCTTTGGCGGAGAGAAATTTACGGAGAATAAAGCTGGTGCGCTTCACGCTTTGAAGCATATCGGCGGCCAGCCGTTGGTGGAAGCAATTGAAGCGGCGGGTTATGTGGATCACCCCGAGATTATTCACCTGGGCCATGCCATCAGGAAATTGATCGGGGATGACACTCTCAACTTCGGTAAGGGTGGTGGGAGTGGGTCTGACGCGTTGAGCAAGCTTTTCCCGTCGCACGACGCGAAGTAAAACAGGACATAAACAGGAGATAGCCAATGTCCGTCTTGAGTACCCTCAATCCAACCCTCCTGGACTTGGCGAAGGCCAAGGACCCGGACGGTTCGATTGCGACCGTGGCGGAAATCCTCACCGCCCAGAACGAAATCCTCGCTGACATGAGTTGGCAGGAAGGTAACATGACCATGGGCAACCGTTCGACTATTCGAAGCGGCTTGCCGACTGCCACGTGGCGTAAGTTGTACGGCGGCGTGAAGTCCAACAAGGGCACGCTCGTCCAGGTGGACGATAGCTGCGGCATGTTGGAGGCGTGGGCTGAAGTGGACCGCGACCTCGCCAATATGTCCGGTGACGTGCGAGCGTTCCGCATGATCGAAGATGCGGCGCACATCGAGGGCATGAACCAAGAGATGGCCGACACTCTGTTCTTCGGTAACGAAGCGGCCGAGCCTGAAGCCTTCACCGGCTTCGCGCCTCGGTTTAACTCGCTGTCTGCGGCCAACGGTCAGAACATCATCGTCGGCGGCAGCAGCGGCAGCGACAATACCAGCATCTGGCTTGTTGGTTGGTCTCCGCGCACTGTGTTCGGTATCGTGCCGAAGGGGTCCAAGGCTGGTCTTCAGCAGAAGGACTACGGCGAGGTTGTGAAGCAGGACGCCTCGGATGGTTCCAACACCGGCAACCTCGTGGTCTATCAGACCCATTATAAGTGGGACGCGGGCTTCGTTGTGAAGGATTGGCGCTACGTCGTCCGTATCCCGAACATCGACAAGTCGGAACTGGCCAAAGATGCTTCGAGCGGCGCGGACCTCCCGGACTTGCTGTTCCAGGCGCTGCGGCGTCCCCCGTCGAACTACACCAGTACCACTCGTCCGGTTCTCTACATGAGCCGGAACACTCAGACCTTCTTGGAGCGTCAGCTTTCGGCGAAGGTCAAGGAGAGTACCCTCAAGGTCGAGCAGGTTGGTGGCGTTCGCACCGACACCTATCAGGGCATTCCGATCCGGCGCGTTGATGTGCTGGCTGCGGATGAAGCTCTGGTCAGCTAAGGAGGGCTGAAAATGATTTTGGATGAATTGACTGAGTTTGCTGATGCAGCGTCCGTAGCGGCCGCGGCCGGTACGGCACTTATCGGTGACGTGATTGATCTCGGTGCCGCGCATCGTGACATCGGTGTTGGCGAGCAGTTGTACCTCGTCATCACCACGGACACTGAGATTATCACTGGCGGCACCGCTGGCACTATCAAGTTCCAGCTTGCTTCCGATGCGCAGGCGGCCATCGCCACTGATGGCTCTGCGTCCATTCACTACGATACCGGCACTTTCGTCACCGACGATGCTGCGGCCAACTCGGCCCAACTGAACGCGGGTGGCGTCATCGCCGTGGTCGCGCTTCCCAGCGAAGGGCGGGTCTACGAACGCTATCTCGGCATTCTGTGCGTTGTCGCTACCACAGAAGTCACGGCCGGAGCGATCAACGCGTTCTTGACCAAGAACCCGTCGCAGTGGAAAGCCTACGACGACAACGTGAACTAAGGCGCAGGGCGGGGGCATCACGTGATGTCCTCGCCCGCCTAACCGGGAGACTGAAATGCACGTAATTCTTAAGGCAAATTTTTTCGTCGCTAACCGTCGCTACCGCCCTGATCCGGCGGGCGGGACCATCGAAATGGAGGACCGGCTGCGCCCGTTCCTGCCGAGCGATGCCGTAGTGGTCGAGCGCCCCAAGGCTGGCGGCCCGGGTTCGCGAGCGCCTATCGATAGCCAAGAGAAGCACTGGCGCAAGGCGGGCAAGGAGTATGATCCCCTCGAAGCGCTGGAAGCGTTGAAGAAGGCTTCCCCGAACGACGCGCTGAGTTTCGCCGTTAAGGCCGAAGCCCAGAAAGCGCTGGACGACGAAGCCAAGCGTATCGCGGCGCGCGAAGCCGAAATCGAAGCTGCGGAAGCGGCCGAGAAGCAGGCCGAGGACGCAGCCAAGGCTGCGGCTGACGCTGAGCAGGCGGAAGCAGATAAGGCCGCCGACCTAGCGGAAGCCGAGCGGCTGAAGTCACTGGAAGACAAGCGACCGGTCCGGGCTGGAAAGAAGCGGTAAACCATGGCTATTGTAAGCGCATCTTTCGAGGCCGTGGGGGCGAGCGCCAGCCTGCGCTTGCAATCCCCGCAGGATTTTACGTACTCGTTGTCGGGTACGTACGATGCTGTGATCTCTCTCCAGCGAGCTAAGACCCCGGCGGAGAACGCTTGGGAAACCATCGCCGGCCCATTCAGCGTTGCCGACGCAACCGTTACCGGACGCGTCAGCAATGAACAGCCCAATCAAAGCTACCGATGGGTTTGCGACGTTTACGAAAGCGGCGAAGCGGTTGTAGAAATGGCAACCCTGGAAAAGGTGCAGTGGGAGTATAAGGATCAGTTCGGCCGGGTGCGCGCCACTTTGACGGACGAACGCTTGTACCTCGCGGAAGCTCCGGCGGTCGGCAGCATCGTTCCTAGCGGCGTGCTGCGTGCCGGTTCGTACACCGCCCTCGCGGCCGACGAAACCGCCGGGGAAGTGGACATCGTTACGGGGCTATCGACCATCGTTAGCCTGTCTGTTTCGGTGTTGCGCGCTGGTGTTGTTGTAACCTCCGACGCAGCAGTGTCGGCTAGCGGCGGAACCATTACAGTGGCCGATGGTGCGACCTTCGATTTAGCCGAAGATGATGTGATACACTGGATCGCGGTAGGAGCGTAACATGGCAGCATTCGTTCGCACAGAACATCCGGGCGGCACCTATCTGTACACGTGGACGCTGACCACGGCGGATCACACTGGCGATCCCGTACAGCACCCTGGGGGAGCCGACAAGACGGTGCAGTTTACCACTGATGCAGCGGGTAGCGCAACTATCATTATGGAGGGTGCGCTACATAGCGGCGAATACATTGGGCTGGTGGACCCGCAGGGTAACGCCATCTCAGCTACTGCTACTGGCAAGTTGGAGGCCGTGTTGGAAAACACTCTCCTAATTCGCCCCCGGCTTAGCGTGCCAGGAACGGCAGCGGAATGGACCGCCTATCTCTTTGTCAGGAGCACGATGCGATGAACGCGCGCCAAGTGTCTGACGCGGTGAAGAACCTCGCGAAGCAGTACAAGTCGGTCCTTGACCTGGGCGAGTACGTGGCCGGGATCGCGGACCTGGAGGCGTACAAGCTGGAGCTTGAGAAGCAGCGCGACAAGTCGTTGAAGGAAGCGCAGGACGCGAAGGAAAGCGCCACCGCTCTTACGGCGTTTGCCGAGGAGGAGAGTAAGCGGTTGGTTCAAGCTCGCGAGGAGCGCAATGCTATCTTAGCTGGGGCTAAGTCAGCGGCTGCTAAGGTGGAGATTGAAGCAAAGGAACGAGCCGAGAAGGCTATTGAGGCAGCCGATGCGGAAGTCAACCGCGTTCGCCTGATCCTGGAGAGCGAGGTCAAGGCGCACGATGAGTTCATGAATGCGGCTAAGGCAGAGGAAGCGGAAGCATCCGCGAGGGTAGAGGCGCTGAAAGATGAGTTCGCCAAGCTGAAAGCTAAGCTTGAGGGGTAGTTTTTATGCCGACCACCATAGTTTTGGCGGCTGGGTCTAGCTGGGAAGTACCCGGCGATTTCAACCCGGCTGACAACACTATCACGGTTATCGGCGGCGGCGGCCCCGGGCGCAGCAATGCGGTAGGCACTAGTACGCAAGGTCGCGGCGGCTCGGGCGGCGGGGGTGCGGGCGAGAAGCGTGTCTTGACTAACTGGGACCCGCTTGGCGCAACCTCAATTCCTTACTCTATAGCCCCCGCTTCAGTCGCAACCGAGCTTACTGGTGGGGATACCAACTGGAACTCCGGAGAGGCTATTGCCAAGGGTGGCAGCCGAGGCGGCCTCGGCAGCAATCCGAGCGGCGGCGTCGGCGGCCCCGGCGGCTCGGGCGGGACTGGCGGAACTGGAACTAACGGTAGCGCTGGCGGTGCCGGTACGGCTAGGAACAATACCACAAACGGACAGTTGAGTGGTAGTGGCGGCGGTGGCGGCGCAAGCCCAAATGCGGGCGGCGTCGGCGTTACTACGGCAAGTGGCGGCGTGGGCGGAGATGGCACGTATCCTTACGGCGACGGTGGAACCGGCGGGTGGTATTCCGGGTCTACCCTTAATGCGTTTATCCAGGCAACGGGCGGCACAAACTACGGCGCTGGCGGCGGCGGCGGTGCAGGCCGGATGACTACTCAGAACCCGCAACCCGGCGGCAACGGCGCTCAGGGCGTAATCATCATAGAATACGAACCCATAGGCGGCGATTGGTTAATTAGAGCCCGCAGGCGCGGGCGTAGGTAGGGCATCACGTGATGGCTGAGAGCATCGTTTCCATTTGCAATATGTCGTTCGACCACTTGGGGTCGGATATCATCGAGGCGCTATACCCGGTGGAGAAGACGCCAAACTCCAAGCGCGCCAAGCGTTGGTTCGATATCTCGCGCCGCGCTGTCCTGGAAGGCTTTGACTGGAATTTTGCCCGCCGCCAGAAATTGTTGAACCTCTCGTCCGATGATGCTCCCGCCGACTGGCAGTACCGCTATGACTGGCCTGCTGATTGCGTAGCGCCTCGCCGCATCTGGAACCCACTGGGGGAAAACGCTCCCGCCATTCCGTATACCCAGCTTATGGGTTCGAACGGCGTCACGCGCACTATATTGACCAACATGCCAGAAGCAGAGCTAGTATATTCGTTCGACCAGACGGCGGTAGAGCTTTTCCCCGCCAGCTTCACTACGTTGCTTAGTTATATGCTCGCGGCCAACATGGGATACGCCATCACGCGCAAGCAGGGGGTTCGCGACGAGATGCTGAAAGCGTACTGGAATTCGGCGCGGTTTATCCCGGGCACCGACGCTAATCAGCAGGTCCCGAAAAACGAGCGCGATGCGGACTGGATTACGGGCAGGTAAATGGCACAAATTCTCAAGACCTCTTTCGCTAAAGGCATCGTAGGCCCGGCGGTATACGGGCGTACGGATTTGGACCTGTACAGCGCGGCGGTAAAGGACGCGCGCAATTGCGTGGTCCGCCCCCACGGCGGCATCAGCGCCCGCCAGGGCACTCGTTTCGTAGCCCCGGTCAAAGACCATGATTACGCGCCCAGACTGATCCCGTTTCAGTTCAAGACAACCGACACTTATATAATCGAGTTCGGTGATGAGTACGTTCGCTTCATCCGTAATGGCGCTTCCGTCGCCGAAGATGCTTTTGCTATTTCAGATATCACCCAGGCATCCCCGGCGGTGGTAGAAGCCGTTGGGCATGATTTTGATAACGGCGATGAAGTGGCAATCGATGCAGCCGAGGGCATGACGCAAGTTAACAATCGGCGCTTCGTTGTGGCGAATGTTTCCGGCGATACGTTTGAGCTTACGGATCAAGTGACAGGCGCAGATATAGATAGCACTGCGTTTGATGCTTACGCTTCCGGGGGTACGGCTTCCCGCGTATACACGCTAGCTTCGCCGTATGCTATCGAGGACGTGTGGCGCATTAAGTACGTCCAGAACAAAGACGTTATAACGTTGGCCCACCCGGACTACCCGATATACGAATTGACCCGCACCGGCCACACTAGTTGGTCGTTCTCGATACCGACGTTTTCGCCAGGGCAGGCTGCGCCTACCAGTATCGCCATTACTCCGAACACCACTGGCGCGGTAACCTACCAGTATCAGGTCACGGCGTTCGACAAGACAACCCTGGAGGAGAGCCTTCCTGGTTTGGATACTGGCGGAGCTACAGTTATCACTGGGGCAACCCTCGCAAACCCGGTGGTGTTCTCGTCCGCCGCCCATGGCTTTAGCGTCGGCGATGAGGTTGCGCTAACCATATCCGCTGGTCTGCTGGGGCTGAATGGCGTTCGCGGGCTTATCACCGCTACTACGACTGATACGTTTTCTCTGGCTATCGACACTACCGACTACGATATAGCGGCTGGGCTCGTGGCCGCTTCTTACGACAACCCCGGCGGCCAGGGAGATCGCACTGCTTTCTTAGCTGTCACTAGCAGCATTACTCCGGCGGCGGGAACTTTGAGTAACCTAGTGGATGGTGGGACCGGCGCAAACTCGACGGATAGCATCGATTTACCCGGCACTGGCGCGACGGCGATCATAGCTGGCGATTATTTTCGGTTCCAATTTTCTAGCCCGGATAGATACATCGACCAGATACAGATTTTGTCCTCTAGCATTCCGGCCCATGGCGTGTGGCAGATACAGGGCAGCGATAACGGCAGCACCTGGACCAACTATACCGCAGGCGGGAACTTCACTTGGAACCAAGCTAGCCAGACGGTTAGTCTATCCGGCGTTCCCGCCACCGGGCATGAATACTGGCGAATGGTTTACATCAGCGGCGGTGCTAACTGGGCTAACAATTGGTTCTCGGAAGTAACGTTCAGGATTTACGGAGTTGGCGATACCTATGGCAGCGTGGCGCGCACGTTTAAGAAGATAACCAATGGTCACGCTACCGCGAACAATACCATCACGTGGGACGCCGTGGCTGACGCTGGCGGTTACAATGTCTATAAGCTTGATAACGGCGTGTACGGCTTTATTGGCACCACTTCAGCATTGACGTTTACTGACGACAACATTCAGGCTGACGCAACCGATACGCCGCCTCAAGCTAGAAACCCGTTCGAAAATGACAACAACCCCGGTGCTGTCGGGTACTTCGCGCAGCGCCGCGTCTTCGGCGGGACGAACGACAACCCTGAGACTAGCTATTATTCGCAGACTGGTAACCCCGCGAACATGAGCGTGTCGGCCCCGCGCAAGGATGACGACGCCATAACTGCATCTCTTGTTGCCCAATCTGTTAACGACATACGCCACTACGTATCGATGAGTGATCTAATCATCTTTACCGGCGCAGCAGAGTGGCGCGTTAACTCCGGCCCGGACAGCAGTTTCTCGGCCGAGACCATAAAACAAAAACCCCAGACCAACTGGGGATCATCGCATCTTAGGCCGCTGCTGGTAGGGCCGGTGACGCTGTTCGTGGAGCCGAACGGCAGCCGAGTGCGCAGCTTGAATTACGACTTCCCGAATGACCTCTATAACAGCAATGAGATGAGCATCCTAGCCTATAACTTGCTGGAGAGCTACTATATTGTGGACTGGACTTTCGCTTACGCGCAGGATCAGCGAATGCACGCCGTGCGCAACGATGGTAAGATGGTCTGCATGACTTTCCAGCGAGACCAAGAAGTGGTGGGTTGGACCTACTGGGATACGCTAGGAAAGTTTGAGGCCGTTTCTGCGTTGCGTACCGTTACCAGCGGAACCGCTGATGAAATCTACATGGTAGCCAAGCGCGTGGTGGACGGCCAAACGGTACGGTACATAGAGGTCCAGCAAGGGCGAACCGTTACTGATGTGCGCGACGTGTTCCACGTGGACTGCGGGGCGAGCTACGATGACCCGATGCCGATCACCAATCTGGTGCGCCAAGACCTTGGGATGGGAGTTATAAACTACCTGGTTTTCAGCGCAGGCCATGGTCTGTCTAACGGCGACATAGTGGACATATCGGGCGTCGAGTGGGAGCCCGAGGTTGACGAGTACGGAACTGAAACTCAGCCCAACGTCATAAACGGACGGCGGTACGAGGTAGCAAACGCCGCTACCGACACCTTCACTCTGACGGGCGGTAACAAGCCTGAGCTTGACGACCTGAGCGAAGACGAATTCCCGGTGTACGCCGACGCTGGATTTATCCGGCGCGCGGGTGCTTCTTTCTCGGGGTTCCAGCACCTGGAGGGGCGTACGGATGTGGTAGTTTTGGCAGACGGGGACGTGTTCGAAAACCTGACCGTGACGGAGGGAGTTCTGACCCTACCGGGGGGGCGTCTAGCTAGCAGGTTGCACGCCGGATTGCCGTACCTCGTCACCGTTGAGACCCTGAACATCAACGCGCCGCAGACGCAGATGCAGGGCCGCGTCGTCAGCGCCAGCGCGATCAACGTGATGGTCGAGGGCTCCCGGGGGTTTGTGGCTGGCGTACCGCCCGCAGAAGGCGGAACCCGGCCGCGATACAGTGACGTTAAGTGGCGCGTGGATGAGGACATGGACCAGCCGACCAGCCTGTTTACCGGGGTTAAGCGCATAATCCTAGAGAACGCGTGGAACACAAACGGCAGGTTCTTCTTTCAGCAGAAATATCCCCTGCCGATGAACATCTTGTTCGTCAGCCCCGAAGTGGACCTCAGCGATGCCTAGCTACCGCATATTGCCCCCAACTCCCGCGCTCGTGGAAGCCCTGGCGGCGCGCCTTGGCGCGAAGGATCGGGATGAGATAGCGGCTACTGGGTATGACACTGCGCTGGAGGGGCTTATGGTCTCCGTCGAGGCATCACGTGATGCCCTGACCCTCCTGGCGGACGGAGAACCCGTAGCCATGGCCGGGGTGTCCGACTGGGGAGCCATCAGCACGACCGGGGTTCCTTGGGCGCTGACTTCCGACAACATCCGGGAGCACGCTTTGCCGTTTCTCAAATCCGCCAAAATTCTTGCTGATCACTGGCTAAAAGAGTATAATCGGCTTTGTCAAGTAGTAGACGAGCGAAACGTAGACGCGATGCGCTGGATGGAGTGGGTAGGGTTTGAGAAAAGAGGCCGCCACTTCTTGGGTCCGGATCGAATGCCGTTCGCCATGTATGAAATGAGGGCCTGATGCGCGCTCCTTGGGAAGTACGCCCTAAGTCGTTGTGGGAAGCCGCCGCGCACGGTCCCGCGCTTCCTATTGCCAGCCTCGCGGTTGGTGTGCTTGGCACCGGTATGTCCGTCATCGGCCAGATGCAGCAGGGCAAAGCCCAGCGCAACATGGCGCTATATCAGCAGCGCGTTGCCGAGAATAACATCATCCTGTCCCAGCGCGCCGCCGAGGATGCCACTGCGCGCGGCAAGGTTGAGGAACAGAGCGTCCGTCAACGCTATCGCCAGCTTATCGGAACCCAGCGCTCCACCATGGCCGCTAACGGCGTGCTCGTGGACACCGGCAGCGCCTCGGATATTGTCGAAGATACGGCTGAGATTGGAGAGCTTGACGCTCTGACCGTGCGCGCCAACGCAGAACGCGAGCGGCAGTTTTATCTGGCGCAAGGCATGAATTTCCAAGGGGAAGCAGCTATGCACGGTCTCACCAAAAAGAACTCCGGCGGGTTCCCTTGGGGCACCCTCATTGGCGGGCTCGGGTCGGTCGCGGAGAAGTGGTACAATTTCGACCAGCAAGGGGCGTTTAAGTAATGGCTGAAGTTCCGACGATCAAAGTTCCGCAGGTAAAGACGGAAGCCTACCGGCCGAACTACCAGTCGGGCAACGGCGCGACCGAGGCTGCGTTCGGCGGCAATCAGGGCCGCCAGCTAGACATCGGCGGGCGCGCGGTGATGGAAGCGTCCGATGCGCTTGGACGCGCGTCCTTACAGATCGCGGAGCGCCGGAACGCTGTCGGTCGCGCCAGCGCTGTTACGGAATTCGAGACCTGGGCTTCGGAGGCTTGGCTTGGAGCGCAGACCGAGGGCGACATCACAGACCCGGCTCAGGTGCAGGCGTTCGGCGCATCGCTAACCGCCAAGGCTAAGGAAATCGCCGCGAAGCATAACGAGGGCTACGGCCCCGCCAGCAGCGAGCAGCTTAATTCCATGCTGGAGGGACGGCGCGGCGACTTCATGGGTAACGCTGCCTCCACAGCGGCTGAAGCTAGCCAAGCCGTGATCGCGCAGACCCTGAGCGGTTCGCTCAGCAAGTACGCGTCCCAAGTTACCGCTGATCCTTCCAGCCTTCAGGACAACATGGCCGCGTGGAACCGGGAGGTAGACAATTACGCTTCCGCGCTCACTCCGCAGCAAGAAGCCATGTACCGCAAGAACGGTGCGGCGGCTTTCATCGGCGGAACTATCGACAATACGCTGTACCAGCCTAACGGCGACCTCCTGGTGCAGAAGATGCTGCAATCTAACCCGCAGCTTATGGACGTGTTCACCGTCGAGCAGCAAGAGCAAATCCGGCAGCGCATCCAGGTCACCGCCAACGCCAACGCCGAGCAGCGCAACAAGGTCTATACGTTGTCGCCGGGCTCCAAGCTGGTGAACGGCCAGGGTGAGACCATCGCCTACTCGCCTACGATTGAGAAGGTTGAGCGCACCCCCGCGCAGACCGCGCTGGAAAATCTCGGGACCTACACAGCCATCACCGGAAAGCAGCCGACTGAGGCTATGGTTGCGGCGGCGTTGAACGTTAACGCGCCCAGCGGCGGGCAAACGCTAGCCGATCAGGTCACCGATTTTAATCAGGCGTACGCCCTTATCAACGGCGGGGCTGCCCCGTCGAAGCAAGTCCAGACTGACTTCCTCAATACGGCGGCTGGCATGCCGCAGGACCCCGCTCGCAAGCTCAACGAGCTTTCGGCTATACGCGAAGGGCTCAAGTTGCCACCGCTTAGTAACACCCAGGTTGACGCCCTGCTTGGCGTAAAAGAAGATACCACTAAGACCTTGGCAGAAAAGATGGCGGAAGCTAAGAAGGTGGTCGGCGAGATGAGCCGAGAGGAGGCAGCTAAACTTGGCGGCTTCTTCGTAGCCCCGGTCGAGCAGGAGAATAACAACACCTTCGGCGATAGCATCACCGGCCGCACGTTGGATATGTTCGTGCAGATGGCTCCGGCGTATGCGACCGGCCAGACCACGCCCGATCAGGACCGCCAGTTTGAGATCGCGGCTTGGTCATACGCCATGACCCCAATCGGCCAGGACGTTAACCCGTACACCAAGGAGACCACGTATCGCTACCGCCCGCTGCCGCTGCACGTGTCGCAGGCTCTGGAGCAGCGCGGGGTTAAGTGGCGTTTGCCAAGCCCCGGCGAGCCGCCCCCGCAGCCGATGCTAGGCGATCCGAATAGCGCCGCGCCGTCGAGCGAGCCCGATCCTAACGACCCGGCGGAAATGGGCGACGAGAGCACTAACGCTGGCCCTGGCGATCCGGCGCAACCCGCCATGGCGGACGTAGGCCCGCCGACCAAGGCGAATGCTCAGCAGCAGGCTCAGGTTGCTGATCCTGCGGCATCACGTGATGCCCAGCAGCCCGCCGTGCAGCCCGACCCCATGGCCGGTGCGAGAACCAAGAACGAAACCTTGCTTGAGCTTGGAGCGCGCAACACCGGCCCCATATCCGGTATGGCTAAGCAGTTGCATAAAATCCCGGGTTTAGGTAAGGGCGTCGGCGGCGAAGCTACGCAGGCCGGGAGCGATATCAACGCCCTGAAGAACGACCTTGTGCGCGTGTTGCAAAACAACCCTCGCTACGCCGAAGGTGAGCGCAAGCAAATCATGGACGAGATCGACGTGAGCACCAAGTTCGTTGATGACCCGCAGCGGTACATCGACAACGTTATGGGTCTGCGCAAGTCGCTCCTGACGCGGCTGGAGAATGAGCGCAAGACGGCTGAAGTTTCTGACATCGGCTCCGAGGAACGCGTCAGGGCTATGAATACCGTCAACGCCATCGAAAACTTCCTGGGTGTTCTTACGCCTCCGGTGTTCGACAGCGAAGAAGAAGCACGCGTTTGGGCTAACCAGCAAGAGCCCGGCACCCCGATGGTGCTGAAGAAAGGCAATACTTACCAGCTTGGGTACAGTAAGAAAACGGGCGCAGCCGCGCCAACGGGGCAGTAATGGCCGATAACACAAAAGATTTCTTCACCCCGTTCGATCCCGCTACTCTAGCGCCGGGCAGCCCTACTCAGCTTCCGCCTAACTCGGACGATTTCTTTGAGCCGTTCGACGCCGATGGGGTAACTGGCAAGCAGAAAGAGCGAGCTTTCGAACAGGGCTTGAACGCTGGCTTGTCGCACGGTGCCCCGACAGCCGTGGGCATTGGCGCTGGCGCTCGCATTGGCGCTAAGGCCGGTTCCGTTCGGGGTCCGGTCGGGGCTTTGTTTGGGGGCATCGGCGGAGCCATAACCGGCATGGTAGCCGGAGATATGGCGGGGCAGGGCGTCCAGAACCAACTGTCTAAGGTTCAGATGCCGGATGGCACATTCTTGACTTACGAAAGCATGAATGCTGTGCCCCTGGAATTGCGGCCGTTCGCCAAGGCAGGCGAAGTAGCCGGTAGCTCTATCCCGCTGGGCGGGCTGCCACTGTACGCAGCCGCGTACGGCAGGCAGTTGTCGGTCCCGGCGCTGACCGCTAAAATGGACGATCTTGCTTGGTGGAGTTCCCCGTACGTCATCACGCGGGAAGGCACCAAGAAGGCGGTCAATCTTCTGCCTCGGTACATCAACACCGTTATCAATTCCGCCGGTCGGCATCCGATTTCGTTCCTCATGGCCGAGGCTCAAGCTGGCTTAATGGGCGGCGTTGGCGCGGGCGTGGCGGAAGCCAGCTTTCCCGGCAGCGCAAAAGCGGAATTTATCGGTAGCACTATCGGCGGCTTCTTCAATTGGGGACGCTGGGTTGGCACGGCGGTTAAGACGGTCGGCCATAATGCCGCCGCACTGCTGCGTGGTTCTTCTACTACCGAGGAGCGCGCCGCTAAGTATTTGCAGACCATCGTGGGTAACAGCGGCACCAGTATAGACGACACCATCATTGCCCTGCAAAGCGCGGGCTTCGACACTACCGGCCTTACCTCGGGGCTGAAGTCGGGGAACCCGGCCTTGCTGGCGCTTGAAGCTGGGCTTGCTAAGCAAAACCAGCGCTTCGGTGTCGATGCCTCGGAGGCGGGGCAGCGGCATCTGTGGCAGTTAAAGACCATGATTGTCGGCCTGCGGGAGATTGGAAGCCCTGAAGCTCTCAAGGTCGCGGCGCAAGCGGAGGACGCCTTGTTCACGGCCAACGTGAACGCTCGGTTCCGGCTAGCTGCCGACAAGCTGACGGAAGCGACGGCCCATATCAACCCCAACCTGATAGACGCCAAATCGTTTACCGAATTCGGTAAGAATGCCAACCGCATTCTGGATGAGGCGCTGACCGAGGTTCGCGCTGTAGAAAAGTCGCTCTGGGACGCTGTGCCGCAAGGCACGACCGCCAAGCATGACAACTTCGCCCAGGCGGTTATCGACACCCGTACCCAGCGCATCCTGCCAAACCAGAAGCTGGACCCGGATATCGAAGGCTATCTGAAGCACATCGACGCCCGCGAGCAAACCCTGTCCAAAATTCGCAAGCTGGAGGCCCAAGGAAAGCCCGTACCGGCGGGCATGATGAAGCAAGTGCGGGAGCTTGGGGAAGCCAACTTCAAGGAGTTGCGTATCCTTCGGTCGGAATTGCTGAACATGGTCCGCAAATACTCGGCGGCGTCGGATTGGAATTCCGCCAACCTGTATAGCTATCTGGCGGCGGCGGTGGACAAAGACCTAGCCTCGGCTATCTCTGGGGACCTCAAGGGGCAGATCGCCCTGGACACGGCGCGCACTTGGTCCAAGCAGATGCACGACGCCTTCACTCGTACGTTCGTTGGCGATATCCAGGGGGCGGCGCGAGACGGCGCTCAAGCGGTAGCGCCTGAGCTTGTGATGTCGCGCGTATTCGCCAGCGGCAAAGAGCTTGGCGCGCTGCAATTTCAGCAGCTTCGGGAGGCTAGCCGGTTCGCCGGGCAGGAATACTTTGCCCGCATGGCGAAGATGCAGTACGACACGCTTCAGTACGCCGCATCCAAGGTTATAGACCCGGCGACCGGCAAGGTCAATGGAAACGCGCTGGCGAAGTTCCGCCGCGACAATCACGATCTGATCGCCCAGTTCCCCGACCTGCAAACCCAGCTTTCGGACGTTTCGAGGGCTAACGACTTCTTCGCGAAGACGCAATCCGCCGCGAAGAACGCCAAGGAAGAAATCCGGGGCAACGCTGCCTTTTCCATGGTGCTTAAGCACGGTGACGCAGCGGAAGCTATCGGCGCGGCACTTAGCTCTCCCGACCCCCTGGCCGCCATGCGCCAGTTCAAGATTTGGTCCATGGATACCGCCAAGCTGCCGCATGGCTTCACCGGCGAGGATGTCGCCAAGGGGCTGGAGAGCGCAGTGTTCCACCACGCCCTGGCGAAAGCGGGGGGCGCGGGGAAGGGGTTCTCCTTCACTTCCTACCACGACGCGTTCTTCGCCCCGCTGAGCGCTTCCGGCCCCTCCATGGCCGATACCCTGGTTAAGAGTGGCGTGCTAAAGCAAGGTCAAATCAATCAGCTTAAAGCTTGGCTCGGCGAAGCAGCGCGCATTGAAACCGCCATCGCCAGCAAACAGTCCATCGAGCAGTTCCGCCAGCGCCACGGCCCAATCGTGGACTTCGTGCTGCGGTACACCGGCTCCAAGCTCGGCGCGTTTGCCAGCGGTGGCAGCAATAGCCTTATCATACAGGGCGCGGGCTCCAACATGCTGCGTCAAGTCTTCGATAGCATTCCTCGCGGCAAGATGCAGCAAGTGATCCTGCAAGCGTCCCGCGATCCTGAGTTGATGGTGGCTCTGTTGCAGAAAGCTACCACCCCGAAGGAGCAACTGCGTGTGGGCCTGCAAATGAACGCGTTCCTGTACGCCAACGCTCTCGGCGGCTGGGAAAGCGAAAATGGACAATACGGCCAGGAATAGGTTATAATTGGGCATCACGTGATGCCTAGGGAGATAAAATGGCGCTTTCTGTAGCTACTGGGTATGTGGAAGTCGCTGGCAATGATGTAGCCACGTCGTTCTCGTTTAGCCCGGTTATCATTCAAGACCCGACGCATCTTGCCGTCTACTTAATCGACGCCGATGGCGAAGCTACCCTGGTTACGCGCGGGTCTGGGGCCGACCAGTATCAGGTGGTCGTGGCTTCGTACCCTGGCACCGGCTCAATCACCTACCCAGCCAGTGGCAGCGACTATCTTGCTACCGGAGAGACACTCCGTATCAAGCGTGTCGTGCCCCTCACCCAAGAAACCCAGCTAGGGACCGAGGGCGGCTATAGCTCGGTGGTGCAGGAGAACACCTTCGACTACGGCCGCATGATCGACATCCAGCAGCAGGAAGAAATAGACCGTTCGCTGAAAGTTCCCATCGGGGATGACACGGACCCGGCCGATTATCTGGATACGGTTGCCACGGCTACGGCGGCGCTAGCTACGGCTGGTGCGGAAGCGGCGCAAGCTGCCGCTGAAGCGGCGCAAGCTGCTGCTGAAGCGGCGGAGACCAACGCCGAGACGGCAGAGACCAACGCTGAGACGGCTGCCACGAATGCCCAGACGGCAGAGACCAACGCTGAGACGGCTGCCACGAGTGCCCAGACGGCAGAGACCAACGCTGAGACGGCAGAGACTAATGCCGAAGCGGCTGCGGCTGCGGCTGCGGCTAGCGCGGTGGATGCTGCGGCTAGCGCTAACGCTTTCTACGATACCCCGTTTAACGCTGGGTACACCAGCGCCATGGCCTCGACCGACCTCGCCGTTCAGACCTACGGTGAATTGGTCGTCGGGCGGGCCTTTACTGTGACCGGCGAACGCGGCTATATCGGAACCGTCGCTACGGGCGCGGAAGTTATTGTGGACATCGAAAAGAACGGCACCACGATATACACCACTAAGCCTGAGTTCGATATCAGCGCTAACGCCTTGACGGCTGGCGTATTGAAGACGGACGGCACCGAGGATTTCGCGGCCGGGGACCGCATGACGTTCAAGGTCACCCAGATCGGCTCCACCATCAAGGGTGGCGCTTTGCGTTTCACGGTATTGGGAGCCCTGTAAATTGGCCTCAGTTCTGAACGTGAACGCGTTAGCGCCGCAATTTAATACGGAACTTCCGACTGGTGGTTGGGACCCTGCTGACGCGGGTGGTGGTGGTGGCAATACCGTAACCGGCGGCGGTTACATTCTGGACCGTACTCTTGGCGCTGGCGAAGGCAGTGGCGTGTCGCTCATCGGTCACAGCCAAGCGAGCGGCGGCAAGTTCTACGCCGAGTTTGTGCCTACATTTGCCGGTATTATGAGCGTCGGTTTAGCTATTAGCACCTGGAACAACGAATTCGACGAGCCCGGTGATGCCGCCAATACGTGGGCTATTCGGCAGAACGGTGACACTTTTACCGCTAACTCAGGTACGGCACATGCTGGCAATGCCTTCGTATCCGGGGAAACGGTTGGGATTGCTGTCGATTTCACCGCCGGGGAAGTTTGGTTCCGCGACGGGGCCGGTTGGACCTCGGGCGACCCGGCAGCGGGTACTTCCCCCCAATATTCCGGCATCGGGGCCGGGACCTATTATTTGGTGGCGGCGACTTACACCACCGCCGATGAAGTTCTTTTGAAGCCGGGCAGCGGAACTGCGTTCACCTACACGCCGCCCGCCGGTTTCTCAAATTGGGGTTAATCCAAATGGCGGATAACGTAAAGCATACCGACGAGCGCCGCAAAGCAACCTTCTTCAGTAGACAGATCACGTTCGGCAGCATCATCAACGCCGTGTCGATGGCTATCGGCCTCGTCGCTGCCGTTATCGCCTACCAGGACTTCAAGCACGATACCGGGCTGCGGCTGGTCAAGCTGGAAGCCATCTCGGGCGAGATAACGCGGGTTGTAGCCCAGCAGCAGAACCAAATCAACCTTATCTTTGATCGCATCCTTCCGGGCGATCACGCGAGGCGCTAATGTCTGTCCGCGCTAAAATTCTGGTCGCTGCCACCGTAGTTTCTGCTGCGTCGGGCGCTGGCTTAACCGCGTATTTCGAGGGTAAGGTCAATCGGGTTTATCTGGACCCGCTCGGTATTCCTACCGCCTGCTACGGCCATACGGGACCGGAGCTTCGGATAGGGCAGAAGTTTACCGACGCCCAGTGTGACGCCCAGCTTGCCGCCGACGTGGCCCCTTGCTGGCGCGCCGCTGACCGCTACGTTCAGGTGCCGATGACAGGTTTCCAACAATACGCTCTGACCGACTTCTGTGTGAACGCTGGCGTGGGCGCGCTCCAGAAGTCGCCGATGGTCCGCTACGCCAACCGGGGCGACTGGATAAACGCCTGCAAAGCGTTTGAAGGCTACTACACTAGTGGTAGAGATCGCCGTACTGGCGAACGGGTTTACTTCAAGGGCCTTGAGCGCCGCCGCATCGCGGAAGCCGCGCTGTGCCGTGGAGAGGATGTCATACTGAAATGATGGCTTTCCTAGCTAAGCCTCTGATCAAGTGGGGTATCATCGCTGCCGTGGCAGCCGCCCTTGTAGCAACAGTTGTGATCCAGTCGCTGCGGTTGGATAATGCCAAGCTCGAACGCCAGAACGCTCTGGACGATCTAGCCCAAGCCGAAGACATTAACCGGGGACTGGCCGAAGACATCCGCAACCTAGTGATCTTGCGCCAGATGGATGCGAAGGCCACGGCCGAGGAATTGAAACGCACCGAGGATAGGAACGTATCCGTCGAGAAGTTAAAGAGGGAAATGCGAAATGCTGAAGGCGCTAATGAGCTTGCTGGTCCTTACTTCGATGATCTTGGTGACCGGCTGCGGAACCTCGACGCGGGTCCTGACCAAAAGCCAGATTGAGTATGTCTTCGAGCCGGAGGTTTTCCAGCACTGCCGCGCTCGACCGCTCCCGCCCCCGCGAGGAGCTCCGCGCTCTGCTTGGTCCGACTACGCGGCCGACCTCCACGCCTGGGGCGCCGATTGCGAGGCCAAGGTCAAGGGCGGCGCTGATTGGGCTGCTGCTCATCGCATCGTCATTCACCGCTAGCTGTGAGCTACCAACGCTAAGGGGGCCTAGCTTTCGCTGGCCCCCTTTCACGCACGACACGCCCCCGATCATGCTCCGGTTTAAGACCCGGTTTTAGCCGCCCACCATTTGAGCTTTACGATCCGCCAGCCTTCTAACCGTCTTGCGCTTCAACCCCAGTACCACCGGCACGTTAGCTTTGCGCCGTTCAAGCTTACTTCTACGGAGCGGCACCGGATCGTTGGTGGCGTAGCAGCCGCTGTTGCCATCACGTGATGTCAACGCCTCCACAACCTGCGTCTCCCCCGCGTCTTCGTCTTTGAGCATTCGCTCCAGACGCGCCAAGGCGTTCCAGGCGATCTGGCCTGCATGCTTCACCCCGCCATCTTCCTCGTTAACCGGGCCGCGCAGGGCTTCTTCCAGCAGATGCTTGCCGATCTTTTCCAAGTAGTAGTCGGCGGACTGGTCAAGATAGGTCATATCCCCCATGACGACCTTGTATTTCTTGACCCCGAATTCCGAGATGCGAGCAAGCTCGGCCATGGCGCGGGGGAACCGCAGGAAGGCCCCCAGCATCGGCTGCGTCTCCTTGGGAATGGCTCGCCCCTTCGTCAAACCACAACTCCCACAGCCATTGAAACGCCGAACAGCGAGAACGCGATTATATACTCGCCTGCTTCCACGTAGCCGGTATCCCAGGCAAACCATTGCTCGGTCTGGAAACCGATAGAGAACACGATATGAAACGCCATCAGAATTGGTATCCTTCCTCGTCAAGACCCGCCATCCGGGTCCACTTGTGATACCGCTTGAGCCACTCAAACTTAGCTCGCGTCGGCTGCCAAAGCTGGATCGTGATCCCGTCCAGCGGCGGGTACTTGTCGTACGCCCACTCAAGCTGCGAGCGTTGAACGGCGCGCTTCTCGTGGTAGACGATCCGCACGTCGAGTTCCTTGATCTTGTCCTTGAGGCGCTCGTATATCTTGGAATAGCCGTACTTGGCGGACAATACACCGTGCCACTTCTCTTCCAGCGGCTTGTAGCAGGGGCGTATGGCCGCCTTCAACGCCCTATGCTGGTCCTTCAGGATGAACTCAGGGGCGTCATGAAAAAGCACCGCAAGGCAGGCCACTGGGGACCATCCCAACTCTTGCTCCGCATAGTCGGCTAGTAGGACGCTATGTTCCGCCACTGAGTAATGGATTTCGACTGGGATTTGATCGCCGTAACGACCAGCTTTCGCAAGTCCGTTGGCAACATCTCCAACATCGAAATCGCCGGGACGGGGGTCTTCGACGTATATTTCCCGCCCCGACAAGGATTGCGTCCACTCGCCAACGCGTTCACCAGTTTTGTCGATGTCATCCTTGTCCTCCAGATCGATCCGGCCATCAACCGGCTTACCGCCGTTGCCGGTCCAACTCATATCGGGGACATCACGTGATGCCCGAAGCGCCCGGCAGCCCGACAAGTGATCGGTTGTGCCGCCGCAGTAGACGCAGTGTGCGCCCATTAAGCCCATCTTCCCCTCCTCGGGTTATTTCTTCTTCTGAGGCGTGGTGCGCCGCAAATGCGCGGTGTTATCCGGCATGCGGTTCGCCATCATGAAAACCTCGGGCTCGCCGTCTTTGCCCTTACGCATCTTCAGCTTGAACTCATGCACGAGGCCGCAGTCACAGCACGCGATAACGTCGCGGCGGTTGGACTTACCCTCCCCGAACTTGAACCACTGGCCGTCGTAAATCTGCTCGTAATCGTCGGCTGGAATGACCTTCGCCACTAGAACATCTCCGGGTTGACTGTGTTGCGGGAGACCTCGCCGTGCTCCCGATGGTAGGTGATCTGCTTCATCTCGCGCATGGATCGATAGCCCCGCTGCGCCGCCCACGCGTCCTGGGTAGCCAGCACCCGATGCTGCTCGACCTGAACCCCGATCATATCCCAGCGCGCCAGATGATGCAGATGGCCGATGTGCCAGTAGCGATGCACAGTAGCGCCCCAGTCCTCTGGCACGTCGTTCGCCATGATCCCTGGCAACATATCGGGCTTGGTTCCGTGGCCGTGGTGCGAAGCCAGCAAGGTCTTGCCGAAGCGGTAATAGTGGTAGTGCTTCGGCGATATATCGACCGTGACGCGAGGCTCGTTCTCGTAAAAGCTTTCCAGCGACACCATCAGCCACACGGAGCTAGCCAAATCATGGTTGCCGATTTCCACAATGACGTGAACGTGCTGATGCTTCTGTAGCATCGTGGACACGGTAGCGCGTAGCGACCGCACCGCCGTCTTGACCATTTTTGGGAACCGCGTATCGCTGTCCAGGACGTGCTTGCTGGTAGGCGTGACCGCCGCGAAGCCGTCATAGTGCAGGAAGTCCCCCAGCACAAGCAGCAGCCC